ATTTTGTAGCTGCATCGGTATCTAATGTTGGCTCTGCGAGTCCAGTAATTCTAGAAGATGCAACATCAACTGTTCCAGTTCCATTAGGGCTTAATGTGATATTTCCATTAGTGTCTGTTGGGGTAATTGAATTTCCATTGAGGTTAAGATTATCTACAGTAAGTTCTGTGATGCCTGCAACTGAAGTTGTAGTAGAACCCAGTGTTAAAGTAGAAGAACCTAATGTAATTGTTGAGTTGGCGAGTTGGCTGTTATCAACTCCGCCTGATTTAATTGAAACTTCTCCAGTAGAAACTGAGAAATCTCCAGAATCAAACGATGCTATACCTGTTTGGGTTGTTGAAGCAACTCTAAGACTAGTTGAACTTGCGGAAGTTAAACGACCTTGCGCATCAACTGTAAATGTTCCAGACTCTGTAGATGAGCCATATGATCCTGCGGTCACCGCTGTATTATCTAAGTTAATTGTAACGGTGTCAGTAGAGCCAGCTACTGAACTAAGTCCAGTTCCACCAGCAATTGTCAAAGTGTCTGAACCAGATGTTATTGTTTGGCTTGAACCACTATCTCCTGCAACAGTAAAAGATGTTGCTACACCATTAATGGCAGTAGTAATATCACTAGTTAAAGCTATTGTACCTGTTGCATTGGGTAAAGTTAATGTTCTATCTGCTGTTGGATTAGTGACAGTTAAGGTAGTTTCGTAATCGTCGGCGGATGATCCTTCAAAAATAATACTTGAATCTGTAAGTGAGAGACCAGAAGCATACAGGTTTGTAATTGTTGGAGACGAAGATAATACAACGTTTTCTCCAGACCCAACATATGATGTTACAGCATTTCCATTAATGCTAAAACTATTACCAGTTCCTGCTGTATCAAATGTTTTATTTGTTAATGTATCAGTTGTATCTTTACCTACAAGAGTTGTGGTTGCATTTGGTAATGTTATTGTTCTATCGGCAGTAGGGTTAGTGACAGTTAGGGTTGTTTCATAAGTATCTGCAGCAGATCCCTCAAAGGTGATGCTAGAATCAGAAAGGTAAAGTCCAGAAATTGTTGGACTTGTTACGGTTTTATTTGTAAGTTCTTGAGAACCAGTAAGTGTAGCTACTGTGCTATCAATATTAATAGTCAAAGTATCCGATGCTCCAGCTACTGTGTCTATACCTGTTCCACCAGCAATTGTAAAAGTATCATTAAGGCTAATTGTTTGGCTTGAACCACTGTCTCCTGCTACAGTAATTGAACCACTTACAGCAGATACAGAATCGTCAACATACTTCTTTGTTGCTGCATGCATGTTTGAACTTGGCGTAGCGACTGTAACTGTACCAGAAAATGTTTTATTCCCTGTAATTGTTTGTGTTCCAGACAGGCCTACATATGCACCAGCTCCTGCAATAGCTTCAACTGTTGTTGCTGAGCCACCTACTCCGCCTGTACCCTTACCATAATAAAGAACATTATCTACTTCATTATAAGCAAGTTCTGCATTCTCCAAGGATTCTGGTGCACCAGCGGCTCCAGAAGCTCTTCTTTTAATTCTAATTGTATTAGCCATTTTTAAAAATTTCCTCCATCGGTAAGGTTGCCTTCAGCGTAGTTAACCCACTGAGAGCCGTTATAACGCAATATATTGCCTGTTGCAGCTTGATTTATAGTAACATCTGTCAGTCCATTTAAAATAGACTGATTCGATATACTTTGTTCTGCAGATATTATTCTATCTTTAACTGTTAAATGACTTCCAGATGGATTTATGCCTAATGTAGTTTGCAATGCCTCTATAGCATCATTTGCGTTTGCATGCTGGACGTGGTGAGGAACTGTGACAGAATCTAGTGTGTCAGTTGCTGTAGGATTAATTAAAACATCCAAAGAAGTTGGGTAGTTAGTTGCCATCTTGTTCCTTACAAAGATAGAATTTTATTAAGAGTATTACTCCAGGCTATAGTAATGTTTGTATTAGTATTTACGCCAGAAAACGGCAATCCCTCAGAAGTATCTATATAAGCTATTAATATTGAGGTTTGATCAGACCCAGAATCTTGATAAATCACCACAGCATTAAAGGCGTCTCCTGGATAATTGGACATGACCACATCATCTGCATCTAGGACTCCGGAGCTTGTTGTTACCCCAGAAAATATAGGTGATCTAGCCTTTATGTGGCTTGAATTAATGTTAGAAACAAAATTATCTGTATTTTGATTTGGAGCATATGAGCTATTTACTAAAAGTAATTTTAAATTATTACTTACTAAATCTACATCTCCGCTAAGCATTGCTTCTTTTGCTTTTTTATAAACAAAATTAGCCATATTATATTCCTATATCTTTTGATGCAATTATTCTGTATTTATAGCCTTTTTCAAAATAATCTTTTCCACTTGTATTAAAGGATGGGGTTGCATCCAATGATGGAAAATCTAAATATACTTCTGGTTTCCAAGAATGCATAGATATTTCAGTTTCTAATGTCTCCCACCTTGCAGGAGCTTTTTGTATTTTTTTTCTTTGAGCTTGAAAATACTTTGAATTTAGAAAGTTTGACGCAGGTCTTTCATTGAAGGTTATAACCACTCTTCCATCATTATAATCATTTGTAAGATAGAAATCTCCATTATTTGGATCTATATCTGATATATAAAACTTTGGATTTTTAGCTAAAACTTGATATGAAACATCTATATTTGTCTTAATTGATTTATCTTCTATTAAGACAGGTTGAAGCTCTGGTTCAGAAAAAACACTTGTAGTTGGTGTTGCAGCTGAGATGTATGTAAAAGCAACTTTTTCGTTAGGAACAACTGCTCCAGCTGCGTCTAGAAGATTAACTAAATCTATGTAATATTCTTGTTGGTCATCTAATGATATTCTCCAATAAAGAGTTATAATCCTAGATATTTGGTTGTAATCTTTAATTGTATTTATAACTTGAAAAGGACTACTGACCAATTCTGGTGTTGAAGAATTCTTATATAATTTAAAATTTTCATTTTTAAGAGATGAAATTTTTATAGTTCTACCAAATTTAATTGATACACTATAATAACTAACTTTAGCTTGATCTATTAAATATGAAGCCACCTAAACACTCCTAAAACATTATTAATGTAAGTATAGTAACAAACGTTACTTAAATATGCGAAAGGGGGGCAGAGTTTTTACCTCTACCCCCCAGTCACTAGGGTTTCGCAACTATAACGGACCCTAAGGTTTATTAGTTACCGATGTTGTTAGTAACACTGACCTCGTAGTTACGGGCTAGTCTAACATTCTTAGCAACTGTGATACCTTCACCATCACCAAGCATCACGATATCGTAACGCTCTTTCATCTTCATCGAACGAATGTCACGGCTTGCATCATCGAATTGATCTGTGCTCATGTCATCCTTAACAAGAAGTGTTCCCACTTCATTGCGGTCGATGAGGAATAGGTCTGATTTTGCTGGAGTTGAACCATTCTTAGCTGTAAAGCTTACGAATGGTGAAACCAAAACATTGAGACCCATAGGTGCGGTTGCATTAAGTGCTCCATCTGCTGATTGAGGACGGTAGCCCCAGCTTGTGCCAACAGCCGAAGCTGCGCCACCTGCATGGAAGATGCTGTCCTTAAGGAAGATGGACCACATAAGTGGGTGAAGGATGAAATCAGTTGGGATATGATTTTCAGCCATCAGTACTGCTGCCATGTCAACAATGTCATCCCAGGTAACTGTTAGATTAGCTACGCCATCTACGTCCTTACCTGTTGTGTCATCGTAGCTACCGCTATCGTTATCAAAAACGATAGTTGCAGCGTCTTTGAAACGACTTAATGCAATTTGTTCTTTGAGACGAGCCATTGCACGGCCTGCTGCACGAACATGTAAACCAACAATGTCCCAAAGTGAATCGGCTATAACCTCTTCGGTGAAAGCTAACTTTACACCCTTCTTTGAAACTTTGCCTTCTACTTGCTTTGCAAAGGCGAGTGCTTGCTCTGGATATTCTTGACCCTCAGGTATTTCTGCCGCTTGAATTGCATTGACTGCTGGAAACTCCAAGGAGCGCCCCTTGCCAAGGCGAACTGTTGAGAGAAGTGGAGTCACTAATAATTGTGGCTCCGCTGCTTCTTTCAGAGTACGAGAGATAACTTTAGGAAAAAGTGCTGCTGCATCAGGTGATGCAAAAGCTTCCTTAATTGTTACTCTGTTGTCTCCGTCGATGTACCCGTCCTCAGCCATTGCGGTTTCCCAAGCTGGGAGACCTGAGAGGAGTTCTTGGATTGTCTTACTCATCTTAGGATTATTCCTCCTGTTATCTTTCTTATATTGTCAAATTGACGCGGAATGCGCCAATAACATTGTGTACGTCCAGGTTAGAACGAATACCTAGCTTGCCCGAGAAGCTTCCTGCGCGGGTTAACTCATACACGGTCTTAAGTGCACCTGGATCTGATGGAAGCTGCATGTAAGAGAGAAGACCATCGTCGAAGTTTGTTGCAAACTTCTCTACTTCGATAACCTTACCTACCATGAGCCATGGATAGTCTGCAGCGTCACCCTCTGACAAAGCAACGGGGCGACCCATTGAATCAGCAGCAACCATGCTACCAACAGTAACATCAGCATTGATCGCTGCAACCATTGGGTACTCAACATATCCGTGAGTAATAAAACCGGCACCTTGTGAAGTACCCTTATCGAAAGGACGATAGAGGTCATACTGGGCTACGCCGATTGGGAGAGATCTAGCAGCAACTGAGATTGTATCTGTTGCACCAGAGCTATAGTTTGGAGTAGCGCCATCGAGTGGATCCCATGATGATGGCATGGTATCGCCCCAAGACTTTGAAGAGCCTGTTCCATTTGCAGGAACTACTCTAGCATCGCCGTTGGCATCTGCTACTACTGAAAGAATGGTACCCTTTGTGATTACGATCTCAAAGCGATCGTCTTCACTGTCCAAGTACCAAGTTGGAAGACCAGGATGTGGAAGCAAGTAAGCTGCTGGGGCAATGCCCTCAGAAACTACAAAGCGACCTGAACCAGTCTTCGTACCTACCTTGCGGAATTTTGCTAAACTCATTTTTATATCTCCTTATTTCTGATAATTTAGAGTTTACGTCTGCCCATAAGGGCATCTACGAAAAGCTTCTCAAAAGCATCTTCTTTAGATTCTACTTTTTGAGACTCTTCTGCATCTACGTTTACAACATTCTCTTCATTGCTCACTACAAGCTCTGATTCAATTGTTGGTATAGATGTAGATCTTGATGAAGCAGCTGGAAGCTTAGCTAAATCTCTCATTGAATCAGCTAAAGAAGAAGCAGTTCTCTTTAGGTGATCTTCAATAAGATTTTCTCTTTCTTCTGCTGCTTCAAGTCCTAGACCGATTTTTGTATCTACGACTCTCTCAACTAGTGTTTTATGAAGTGCTGCTTTTAAGCGAGCATTTTCCTCTTCAAGAGACTTGACTTTGTCATTTAACTGGGCAGTGTCTTGCTCAACGTCATCAATTTTTTCCGCATTGAGTTCATCGGCTTGCTCAGCAGCCTCTTGAGTTTTTTCATCTGACTTTGCTTCTTCAGCATCAGATGACTCTTTTGTTTCTTCAGCTTCTTCCGAATCAACAGCTTTTTCAGCTTGTTCATCGGCTTTTTCTGAATCATCATTGGAGCTCTCTGGAGCATCTTCGCCATTTTCTGGCTCTTGCTCTTCTGTAATTTTTTCTGCTTTTGAATCCTCTTCTGATTCTTCCACTACTTCGCTAGTGGATGCAGCTATACTTGAAAGATCCTCACTAAGCTCTTCTGCTACTGCGAGAATATCTTCGTTTTCTTTGACATCGTCCATTTTATGGGTCTCCTCAGAATTATCTGTCTTAGAGTCTTCATTTGATAGTAATGAAGAATCATTATTATTACCTTTTTCGCTTTCTTCGAAAGCTAAAGCAGTAAGAAATGCACCTTTTAAGTGTAAATAAACTGGTTTTGATTCTTTTTTCTTAAGATTCTTTAATATTGACTCATTTTCCTGAACTGATACTATATCTTCAGTATCCATGTGAAGAACAAAAGCATTACTTTTTGCTATCCACTGATCAGAGTCAGTTATTGTAGATGAACCGTCTATTGACTTTGATGATCTTACACCAGACCTTTGATCTGCTGGTTGATTAACAAAAGAGTATTCCTTAAAAGATATCTCTTGCATATCTATGTATGCTAATTTACCTTTGTAGATTTGTCCCCGCTTAAACTTCGGCATCTTGGGTCTACCGTCTGCTGTTTCTGTTGCTAAGTCTTCTCCAGAAATTGAGCAAACAGCTTTACCAGCTCTTCCCCCTACAGATCCAGTTAAGTATCTTTTATCACTGATTTTTTGTGCTGCCACTGGATCAGTAATTGCTACCTGTAATCTAACAAAAGGTGCACCATCAGACTCTTTGTCCATTCTAGCTGCTATTACTCTACCAATTGGTTCTGAATTTAAATCATGATTAAGAATAATAGGCTTTGGGTATGGCTCTACCCAAGATTGAAGTGCTTTTTCTAATTCAATAGCAGAATAATTATTATAATTAGAAGTTAGTCCGCTCGTGTATTGCGGCGACTTCTATTATTAAACCATGCTTAGAATTAAAAGCTTCAGAAAAATCAAAATTTGACTCGGCAAAATTTGGCATTTCGACTGTGAAGTTTTCTACGAAATCAAATGACATTTTGCTTCCTTTTATATATTAAATCTTAGACTATAGTAAATTTGTTTTTATAACATTGAACAATTTTATATAAATATATCAAACTTTTATATAGTTATCAAGTTCTAGTTGTAATCTATTATCCCCAGTGGATAAAAATTGTTCGTACATCCTAGGTCCCATTATATGATTAGCATAGATGTACGAAGCGGAATATAGTTCCATTCCTAGCAATCCTGCATTCTTAGACCACCCAAGATCCTCGCCTTGACTATGTACTTCATAGTTAACTTGGCTGTAGGCATTTTTTGACATCATCTTTGCAGCCATGATAATGTCTGATTTAAAGTAAGATCCTATTGGATACTTTTCTTTTCTATATGCTTTTCCACCAATTTCATCTCTCCAAGACATTACGCTAGGAAAATTTGTTCCCATAGGAGTCATATACATTAGTGGACTGACTGCATCTGCACCTTGCTTTATATGAGATATTAATAGCTCTATTGTATTTGAATCGGATATTAAAATATCTGAGTCTAAGCTAAAATAATAATCCGGATTGTGATATCTAACTCTATCTAAAATAGAATTCCTTAAAGAAACCATATTGTGATATTTTGATATTGTCCACTGTCTTGAATCCGGAGCGTGTTCAAAGTGTGGTATATCTGATCTTTCATTGATCTCAAACAACTTTATTCTACTATCCATTTTTTTCCAAATGTTTAAAGAATTTATTGTGTTGTAATCTCCAGGAGAAACTTCAAATATAAATCCAATATCAGAAATGTCAACAGATTGATTTAGAATACATCTAATCCAATGAGGCAAAATCCAATCTCTTTTGTATATTGGGCAGCCAATAATTAATTTCATAAATTAAAGATTTTCTGTTTCAATTTCTACTTTTTGTGAAACTGGCTTTTCTTTTTGCTTTGCAGCTTTTTCTGTTTTTATTTCCTGTTCTTTTTT